GTGTTAACAGGCACAGCCGCCGCTGTGGTGCTGTAGTAGAGGGAAATTGGTGTGTAACCTGCTTGAGCCATTTGAATGGTTCCTTATCGAGTGTAATAACTTACGTTGGGGCGGAAATAGATGGGGGACTTATCGCGGTCTTCTTCTTCAGCGGACAGCGTAGCCTCTGCGGCATCTTGTTTCAACATGGTAATTCTTGCGGGGTCAATGCCCGGTAACAGCTTGGCCACCCTGTGTGACAACTGAGCCTGAATGGCAGGCACCCAACGGTCCGGCACAGCAATCTCGTCTGTTAGTGTACCGACATCTTGTGGTTGCATTTCAATGATAAATTGAAACGTCTGAAAAGCATTTTGTGGCACAGGCCACAAATTTATAACCGGAGTCACCTGACGATCAAACCAGTACTGCAGGGCACGTGTGCCCAAGAAGTCTTTGTTTGGCAGACTGTAGTAGTCGTTGCGGTTTAAGCGCGCCATGGGAATGTCTTGTTGCACCGAGGCCAAAGAAATTGCGCGAACTACCACAGACACCGCAGACGTGTTGCGCAGGCGCCAATAAATTGCCTGAGGGGACCCGTCAATCTGTGTGTAGCCCCAAGGGTTGGCGGCGCTGTTTGTCACGGTGGTCAACGCAACCCACGTAATGCCGTCGTAGCTGTATTCAACGTTCAGTGTGACATTGCGTGTGTCAGAATAAAAACCCGCGCTTAAAAAGCGTGTTGCGTTGTACGTGGCTGTTGCTGAAGCCCCCGCCGCAATCGTGTACGTCAAGTCAATGTTGTTCGTATTGAACGCGCCGCCCGTGCTATCAGACACGGTGCTTGGTCGCGTCATCTGTCGGTAGTTGGCCTCGCGCACGTCCACGGTGCCTCGTGGCATTTCGTACTGGCGCGTCTGGGCAGAACTGCCCATCACAAGATACTCCAACAACCACAAATTAACACCGCGGTTAGACAGGTTAATTAAAATGTACCAAAGGGCCTGACGGGCCCTGTTGACGTATTCTGGCGTCAACTCCTCGGCCAGCTTGCCCGATTCACTGTAGGCAAACGAAATCAACTGGTCAACCGTGATAACGGTCTGCGCAGTTGTGTTCGAGGTGTTGTTGTAGTTACTTGCCATTATTTTTTCTTAATGCGCTCTGGAAGTTTTTTCTGAGCGGGGCCTGCTTTTACAAACTCTTTTCCCACAGACTGCTTGATGCCTACCTTTTTGGCAAACTCGGGGGAGTGAGCCACCCCCTGCATCAAGCGTTCTTGGGACTTAGACTTGATGGGCATTTAGCAAGCGCCACCCATGTTGTACTTTTCAACAGTCTTTTTGGGGCTTTTTGCTTTAGGTTGTTTGTCGTCGCTCTTCACACCGATCAAACCGCCGGCGTTGTACGTACGCACAGTGCCCTTCATTTTAGCGCGGCCACCTTTTTTGAGCTTGGACATGTCTGTCTTCTCGCCACCGTGGGCTTGCTCGTCGTGCATCTTGAAAGCTTTTTTGACGACCTTCTTGTCTTGCGCCATGTCTGCGCCTTCAGACTCATAGTTCTTTTTAGAGTGGTCGATGCGGGGTTTGTAAGTAGAAGCCATTTTATTTCCTTTTTGTTTTAGCAGAATCTTTGAAAGCCTGCGCGGTTGGTGCACCCTTTGTGCCCGGTTTTCTCATCTTTTCCACGGGCTTGCCCGTAGCCTTTTGGTTTTCGATACGTTCTCTTTTTAAATGAATATTCGCGTAGAGTCCGGGTTTCATTAGCAGTTCCAACTTTTCAAAGAGGCTTTAGCGCGTTCTGCAGGCCCTTTAGACTTTGCAACCACACCCTCCATCCTTGCACAAAAACTTGCTTTACGGCCCGCGTCTGCCTTGGTCTTAGGGTTTGGCGCGGGTGGTTTCAAGTTTGAATTATTCTTGGCGTTGTACTCGGCACGGCCTTTAGCCGTCATTCCAGCACCTTTATCGGTGGGGTTATACGTCTTGTCTTTTCCCGTGGTTTTACGGGGAATAGGTTTGTCGTGTTCTCGTGCCATAGTCTTGCGCTCCTATAGATAATTACCCACAAAAAAGGGCCGTTATGCCCTTAAAGTAAAGCGCATTCGGCCGTTCGTCTTTTAAGCAAACCGGGCAAAACCTTACCGCCGCCCTTGGTCCACAACATTAACTGCTCCTTGGCACCCTCCCAGTCCTGCGCGTTGATTTTGCGCTTGAGGGTTGACGTCTGTAAACGTCCTATTCCGAGGTTGTAAACGAAGTCCACGATGGCGTTACACCTGCGCTCATCCGCCGCCAGTATAGGGCAGTTACGCAACACCCCGGGCAGGTAGTTGTGCTCTAACTCTGTCATCAAGAGCGCCCTAGCCGTGGGCTCGTCCATTGGGGCGTCCTCTAGGGTCACCTTGCGCCCGTCTGCGTAGTAGGTGGACCCATACCCTATGGTGGCCACGTTGGCAGGGCACAGGTAGGGCTTGGCCCTGTAGCCCTCAAACTGACGGCAGAATGCCGCCGCAAGGTCTAGGTTCATAGCCCACGCTTGGCTAGTGTACGGTCGAGGAACCAGAAGTTAATGGTTCCAGCCAGCAAGGCTGAGAAATCTGGTGTCATCATTGTCTTAAAGACTTCGATAGGAAGGGCGCCAGCAAGCCACGCATTCCAAGCAAACCAGACGTGGATAAACGACCAGATGAACAAAACCCAGTATGTGACTACAGGACGCACAGATGCGGATAAAGATGCGGCCCACCCACCAGCGGCTTTGACCATGTCCGCCTGCTGTTGAATAGCGCTGTTAAAGGCGTCCATGACACCCACGTCAACCGCGGCCTCCCTAACTGCGCCAATTTCTGCGAGTTTCTGTGCGCCTCTTAGTTGCTCTAAATCGCACTGCCGGGAGAACATTAAAAGTTCATGCTGGCGCTCATTTTTCTTGTCAAAAAACTTGAGCACCTCGGGTGCCATGCGGAAGATACCGCCAAAGATAGAGCCTAGTAGGCCACCGCTTAAAATATCTAACATCATCAATCCTTACAACTTGGTTTTTTGTCTTCGTTCTGCATCAACTTGATACCACTCAGGAACCCAATCATGCCGCCGATAAGAGTAGAAAACGCGGGTGAAATCATCTTGAATATCTCTGCGTTGTCCACTTCCTTGGCCCACAAACCTAACATGAAGCTGACCACCATGGCCAATACAGAGATGCACAGGGTCGCGCTTACCATCAGAGTTACCCACAGCGTCAGCTTTTCTTTCACCTCTATCTGTGGTTTGCGTGCTGGTTTCTTTATCATACGTATTTGTCAAAATGTATTCTGTTAGAAAATATCTCTAATTCAACAGTTGTTTGGTACGCGCGTTTGTTGTACAACTCAAGTTCATACGCCTTAACTGCTTGGTTTGCTTTTTCAGCTTTAACAGCCTGCTTGTACTCATGCTCTAGTCGTTGTGCACGGGCTTCAGCGGCAATTGCCCTGACGTCGTACTCTTTGGGAAACACAAACGGGTACCATTTGTGTAGCTGAATCATTTTTTTTCTCGCTCAATTGCCTCTTTGTACCCATGAACTACTTTGGCCCTGATTTCTGAGGAATCCGCAGACCCCGCCCACTCGGACAGGTTGTTCCAAATCACAACCAAGTCTTGACTTCTGCAAAACCGCACATTGTTTGTCAGCCACATTGACATCTGTTGATGCCGTTCTGACGGGTTGTGGATGGTGTACGCTATTCCGTAAAACTCTCTTACGTGGCAACCAACTTTAGCTTCAGCACCAACTAACAGACAAGCAATGATTAGTGCTAAAACTACCCATTTCACTTGTCCGCCTTGTTGTCTAACTTGTCAAAAATCTTATTCAACATCTCTTTAATCTCAAGAATAGAGTCTTTAAAATCTTCACGGCGCACAAAGTCTTGGTTGACTTCGCGGTTTAATTCACGCACTTCTCTTTTCAGGTCTTTGATGGCGTCCCAAATTGTTTTCAAGATCCAACCCCCAAATGCACCAGACAGCGTAATAGCCGCGTTGAACAGGTCTTGCGAGTCCATTAGAACGTGCCTCCCGAAATGCCTGACCATGTGGGTGCGCTTGCACCATTAGACGTCAACACCTGACCGGCTGTGCCAGCCGCGGTAAGTGCATAAGCAGTGCCAGTACCGTAAACCGCGCCACCAGCAGTTGCTGTGGCTGAACTGTTAGTACCGCCCTGCGCAATTGCAAGAGTGCCAGAAGTAACTTGAGACGCCGCTATCGCAATCGCTGTGTTGCTGGCGCTGGTAATTTGACCTTGAGCGTTAACCGCAATCGTAGGCACAGATGCCGCCAAACCATACGAACCAGAGGTTACGGCGGTGTTCGCAATGTTGAATGTGTATGTTGGCGACTCATTAAGACCAGTGCCAGCAGAATAGACCAAAGGTGCGGCAAACTGCTGGAAGACAAGTGCTGTTGTGCCGACCACAATAGGAGGCGCAGTCTGTTGAACCCAAGCGGTATTAAGGTTAGCAACGCCGCTAGTGACTAGGAAAAAGTCACCTTCATCGATTTGGTTAACTCCTGATCCAGCGGTGTCAAAGTCTGTAGCGCGAGTGAGAATGTACGGTGTTCCAGCGGAGCCGACCTGAGTAACAACATACACACCGTTGTTTGCTTGTGTAACCTCGTTCTTAACTAAGATGCGGTTAGTGGCAACGGTAAGCGTTGAGTCCACAGACAGAGCGCCGTTGGCGTTTGCAGTGAGTGTTGCTCCTACACCAGACGTGCCGTTGTTGTATGTATTCGCTGGTAATGCCGCAGTAGTCGCTAAGTCCACCGCCTCATGGAAGTGAATTCCGGATGCAATAGCGTCGGCGTACTGTTTATTAACAATGTCAGTGCCGTTAACTGGCGCATTGACAATAGTCCCAGAAGTCATTGCCACTGAAGTAAACGCACCAGCCGCTGGTGTTGTGCCACCAATTGGCGTGTTGTTAATCGTTCCACCGGTTAATGTTGGTGTAGCAATTGTAGGCGTGTTAATTATTGCGCTGTCAATCGTCTTGTTTGTCAGCGTCTGTGTACCAGTCAGTGTGGCAACAGTTGAGTCAATTGCAATTGTTACTGCGGCAGAACCATTATAAGATGTGCCAGATAGTCCTGTGCCAATTGTCAACGCGTTAGACGCCGTTGCTGTAACAGTTATAGAAGCACCAAGGCTTACTGAAGATCCGTTGATTGTGATAGCACTGTTGGTTAGTGATGCATTGCCAATATTGCTTAATGTGTTGGTTGCACCAGAAATTGATGTTCCAGCCAAGGTAGTGATTGTTCCACCCAAAGACACAGACGTAGAACCAATTGTAATTGCGCTGTTGGTTAGTGATGCGTTACCAATATTGCTTATTGTGTTGGTTGCACCAGAAATTGATGTTCCGGCCAGAGTGGTGATTGTTCCACCCAAAGACACAGACGTAGAACCAATTGTAATTGCGCTATTTGCTAACTGTGCGTTAGTTACTGTTCCACTAAGCTTTGTTGTTGCTAAAGACGTAATCCAAGAAGGGTCTGCATAACTTCCTGTGGTGTACACGCCGTTTGTTACTGTGCCGGCGTTGCCTGTAATTCCAATGCCCCAAGTGCCTGTTGCGTTTGTGCCTGAAACTGAAGGCGCGCCTACATCAGAGTACGTAAGAACAACGGTGCCTGTTTGACCGTTAACTGATGTGACCGCGTTTGATTGGTCAATCTTTTGCCACACAGAACCGTTAAAGATGGCCCAGTCGCCAATTTGCCAGTCTGTAATGCCGTCAAGATTTGTTGTACCCGCAACATTGACAACATAATAGTAGCCGTTAACACCAACGCTTGATGTCAGTGTTGGTGTGTTTGTTGACGCATTCCATGTGCCTTGGTAGGACAAAACACCAGTGATGGTGGTCCATGCTGTTGCGTAGTCAACACTGCTTGTTTTAACAAGCGCCTGACCTGCGTTACCACCAGTTGGCACGCCCGCGCCGGTAACACCTTGAATGCCCTGCGGTCCCTGTGGTCCAACAGGACCTGCCACACCCTGTGGGCCGCCGGGTCCGGGAACACCCTGTGCACCTGCGGCTCCGGGGGTGCCTGCTATGCCCTGTGGGCCTTGTGGGCCTGCGGGGCCCTGTGGTCCAACTATGCCGTTTTGAAATACCGTGACGGCGGCTTTTTTAGTAATGCCGTCTTGAACAATAACCGTGACGTCGTTTGCGCCTACAGACGTTGCCGGTGGTAATTGGAGTATGCTTATGTCAGCCATTTTTTATGTTACCTCAAGGTCGCCGGGTGTAGGTGTGCTAGATGTGTTGCCGTACGTTGCGGGTGTCATTGAATTACCCGTACCATCACCAAGCATGTTAGGGCCTTGGTTGATATTAGCCACGTTAGGCGCGTTTGTAATAAGACCCCCCTTGCCCGGAATGGCAACGGAAACATCAGGCCTCGGGTGCCTGAGTGTGATATTTTCTGTTTGAATAGCCGCCAAGCGCCATGGATCAAACTGGTCCACGTCATCAGGGCATACCATAAGTCCGGGCGCGTTCGGGTCTTCCCGAAGCATAGAATATGGTAGTTTGCGGCTACATCGGTCGCATATCGCAACGGACAGCACAGGCTGTCCGTGCGTATCGCAATAAAGGCCGCCGTAAAAGGCGTTACCCATTATCGAACTCCGGCTTGGATTACAGTAAGCGTAGAGTTAGTGCCACCAGTTACCTGAATAGCCCGGAAAGGCTGGTTCGCAATAGGGCTGGCTGGCGCTGTCACCCAAGTCATCACCGGCGCTGTGGGTACAGGGTACCCTTGAGCGTTCAATGGAAATGGGTCAGTATAAGAGATCTGAACGGTACCACCGCCGGTGGCAACGTAAGAAACGTTGACCGGCGCAATGTACTGGTCGATTGGGACGAGAACGTCCGCTCCAACTGTTACTTGACGCATGTCGGTCCTTAGTTGTTGGTGTAGCCAGCGCCGTAGGCGATGATAGAACCGTCAGGGTTACGCGATGTGTACTGGATGTCAAACGTGCCGGCCAATGTGCCTGTAATGGCTGTAATGGCTGTTGCAGTGAACGTGACAGTTGCGTCGGTAGAACCGACGTTGTTCAACACTGTGGCCACTGCGGCAGAGCTAGTGAACGCAATACCAATACGACCACCAGAGGTTGTGGGGGTAATTGTACCCACGTCAACGCCGGCAATAGCCACAGTGATCACGCCACCTGTCAACGCTGAAGGCGCTGAAGTTTGCATGAAGAAAATGTGGTTAATGATTGCGCCAGCGGGGACCACACATGGGGCCGCTGTGGTTGTACCTACAGCAAACGTAGGAATTGCACCAGCACTGCGGTTTGCCGTGATGGGTTCAATAAAGTCCTGTTGAGCACACTGAACCGCGCCTGTGTTATCAGGGGCAATTGTGCCGTCGTTTGTGGGGTTGTTGCGCTTAAAAACGCGGATAGGGGTGTTAAAAGTTACTGACATTTTGATTACTTTCCATAGAAAGATTACAGCACCGTCTCTATGGCGTCCGCCCGTGAGCCTTACGGGTCGATGCTGATTAAAGCTCTTACATAGAATTACCCATATCCACAAACAAAAACGCCCCTCCTTTTCAGGAGAGGCGTTTAGGGTGCCGGGGTCTTTACGCCCGGCTAGGTCTGCGATTACAAACCGATCGTGCCGTACATATTACGGGGATCGTGCCAACCTGTAGCATAACGCTCAGAGGCCTTGTAACGCATGCTGTCAGTCTCAAAGTCACCTTCAGAGCTACGCTCCAAAGGACGACGCATGACCAACATCAAACCGTTTTCAGCGTTAGTCTGAATGAACCAAGCCTTGCTTGAAGACAAACGAGTCACCACGTGGGCGCCGTTTGGCAACATGCCAGTTGACTTGATAGGGTTCAGATCGTTGTCAGCACCACCGGAACGCAGGACAGACTTCAAGATAACTTCTGCTTGGAATTCCAAGGCAGGAGGTACCACGAGTTGTTCCGCTTTCAGGCGAATACGCTTACCGTTGTTGTCCACCGCAGAGCGGATTTGGATTAACAACTGTTCCACAGATGTCTGTGAAAGTGAAGCGGCTGTTGACAGTTGGTTGCTGAAAGTGCGACCTTGGGAGATTGGGTGGTCGTTTGCGATCAATGTTTTACCGTCGCCACCGACATAGCCGGCGGTGAACGCAAAGTTCAGCAAGTTTGCACACAATGTCTCTTTTGTCTCGATCATGGACTGAGCCAAGTGCTTCGAGAAAGTCGAGCCGATACGAATATGATCGCCGTCTTCCATCAAGACTTTGGTCATGGCGTATGCCAAACCATAGATCTTATAGATGAAACGGGTAATGAACAATGTACCACCTTGGTCATACGAAACGGGTGTACCGTCAGGCATCTCAGGGGCTGTGTTCATACCGAACAGCATCACTTCTTCGTGATAGTTGCGGGGAATGCCGGTGATCTGGGTAACGAAACCCTTCCACTCGTCATCACGTTGTTGGTATACACCATCAAAGACTTCATTGAGGATAGGTTCGACTACCGCTCTAAAGTCCGTACTGCGCATTGGGGTTGCCATGTGCTACTTCCTTTCTTTAGTTATTCGACGTTAGCGGCAACGAACGCATCGTTAGCGAGCTTGACTTGGACAACCGTGTATGTATCACCCCAAGCGTTGTTAATTTCACGGCCGAGACCAGTGACTTGAACTTGTGCTTGTGTGCCTACAGCCACGTCTGTGGTTAACATCGCGGCAGTTGAAGTGCCCAAGCCACCGTTGCCGATGATTTGACCAGATGTCACTGCTGTGAAGTTAAATTCTTGGCCTACTTTTGTGTTGGCGATCGAGCCGTTGGCTTGAATCTCATACACAATTTCAGGGTCCATGAAAATCCACATTACGATGTCAGTGGCGGTGCCCAAAGCGGGACCAAACCATTTGCTGACAGTACGACGGCCAGAGGCGTCGGTGTATTCAACACCACCGAACACGCCTGCTAAACGCATGCCTGCTGTGGGTGTGTTGCTTGCTACCACGAGGGTAGATGTGCCTGCAGTCGTTGCTTCATCAAAAGAGACAGGAGTACCGCTGTAGAATACTGCCGCCGCGTCGTACGCGCCGGTGTAATTCAACGAACGGATAATGCCGCTAGGATGATATACGGGCTTCAGGCCAAAGGGAGTGTAAGTTGCACTCATTTATTGGTTCCTTAAAGTTGTTTAACTAAACCGCAAGTTATGTGCGGCTCTGTGTGCATCTTTTTCCATCTCCAAGAGGCCACCTTCCAGAATGGAGCGTCCACCTTTACCACCTTCAGCCTGTGAACGAACCTGCGACGTGATGTTGCGCTGGTGTTCCAAAGGATCATCGTGGTGAAGCATTTTTGCCACTTCCTGATAAATGTCTTCCGGGATCTTGAATAAGATCATCTCATTACAAGATATACAACCTTCAAACTTGCCCGAGCTCATCTTGCCTAAGTGTTCAAAGCCTTTTCCTAAGTCGGCGGCTTTCACTGGCTCATAACCCAACGCGATGCGTTTGTCGATTGAATCATACTGGTTTGTCGTTGACAGCCAGCAGAGGTGCATACCGGGCACTAACCCACCCGGTACATCCGGCAGTGCGTTGTTGGACCATTTGTCCCGAAAAGCCTCCAGCCTTTCACGTTTCACTGCTTCATCTGGCGAGGACATTTCATTCCGCGCCTTGATTTCTTC